GGGATGTTGTAGTAACCCGGGTCCAACCGTGGCGCATAGATATCCCTCATCTTCTGTGTATAGGGATCCACAAACCAGCTCGGCTCCTCGTCTTCATCTTTCTTAGTAAATTTGTCAAGGAGCTTTGTGCCAACTCCTATAGCAGTGGGGATTATCCAGGGCGCAATCCCCTTTTGATTAAACGCCCACTTTGAATTATGCAGAAGAATCCTAAACAGCTTTAGCATCAACAGCTCCTTTCGTTAGGCCTGTTTGGCCAGAAGTTCGCGTAACAGGTCATTTCCTATTCTGACGTTATCGATGATTTCTATTAAAAGTTGCGGCGTTTGATTGAACGCACAACGATAATACTCCGTCGTCTTTTTGGTGGTGTCATTAGTAAAACTGTATTTCTGAAAGTGCTCGCATAGCCCGCCGATACATTTCTGGCCAATTAAAAAAGGGCAGGCCTTGGCGCCTTTGATATTCTCGGAAAAGGCGTCTAAGACGCCTTCCCTGTTTCTCAATATTCTTTCTTTTAACCGCTGCTGCCTCTTTGCTCCTCCGTTACCCCGGAATATAGCGAGTGGATGAAACATTGTTTTACCTCCCCTTTAGTCCTTTGAGAATAATCGCATGTCCACATATAGAGGCGTATTAACCCCTGCTGCCGATGTTCCTGTAACTGCGCCCGTACCCCCTGATCCTGTAACCCCACCGTGATTGTGAGCAACAACATTATTCTGTGCCGGATCGGCCGTACCGCCCTGGCCGTTGATGGCCTGGTTAGCGACTGAATGTGTATGGCTTGGGCCGGCATAGCTCCCAGCTGCATGCGTGTGAGTGGCTGCGCCCCCTGTGGCCAGGCCCGTCGCGCCTACGCGCAAATACTTCCCCGCATAAGTAGAGGTAACCTCCGTCCATCCGGCCTCGTCCTTTGCTGCGCTCGAGAGGCAGATATCCCCTGAGTCAAACTCCGTGCCTCCGTTGGCCGCCGGCAGGATCCCTGCTCCGCTGGGTACACTCGCCAGGCCGGTAATAGCGGCGCCGTTTATCTTGCCGGCGGTTGAAATCGTGGCCAGCATCGTACCGGTAATAACGCCTGAGCCGATATAGGTATCGATATCGTTTATCGCAGTCTCAATATCTCCGAAGTTGGTGTTCATCTGCGTAGATGATATAACCGTATTCGCGGTAAAGTCATGTGATACCGCAAATGCCCCGACGGTATTTAATACCCACCTGCTATTCTCGATAAGCCAACGTAATAGTCTCATCCTTTAGTCCTCCATTTGCGCCAGGGTTGCGTTAACCTCGGCAAGTTCTTTCTCTAATTGCTTCTTTTGAGCTTTTAGCGTTTCGGTATTGATAAGGGTTGTCGCCTCGCTTGTTTGCGTGCGGACATAGACCTTTCTCTCTACTATCTCTCCGGTATCGTGCTTTGCTACCGAGGTCTTTTTACCTGTGTCAACTACTTCAATATTTGCCATTATATGCCCCCTTTAGTCTTTTTGAAATAAGCACGCAGTCATATATACTGGGACGTTGGCTCCTGATCCTGATGTTGCCTCTGCCTGTTCGGTTACTGTATGTGTATGCCCGCCTCCGCCTCCGGTGCTGCCGCTTGCGTTGCCAAGTGCTGCCCCTTGCGTCTGGTTAATTATATAATATCCAGTGCTTCCGGTGCCAACGTAAAGAGGCAATGTATGAGTATGCGCCGGCATTTCCGTCTCGATCAACGTATGACTTCCCGTTACTGCCCCGTGGCTGTGAGCGGGAACGCTATGCGTATGCGCATCTGCCCCACTCGTCGATAACGGAACCGCGTTTATCCGGATGAATTTATCCGCATAGGTCGCCGATACATCCGTCCATCCGGTCCTTGCCGTATCGACGGATGAAACAATCCAGTCTCCGGTAATAAAATCGGAATAATCTGCCCAGGCGGTATCGCCATCGATATTTATTTTCTTATGATAAACAGTGCCATCAAAATATATGGCAATCTTTCCCCGGTGTGCCTGTACAGAGCCATTAGGATCCGCTGTCTCATAAAGCGGGTCGTGCAAGTCGTAGAGCTCCTCAAGTACCTGCTGCAGCCTTTTAACATTAGCCGGGTCCTTCAGATCGCCTAAAACTACACTCGCTTGGATAGTATCTCCTCCTCTGTCTTGGCCCAGTCGGTCGCTACATAAAAGCGGTATTTATTAAATTGGTTTCTTTTGTATGTGTGCATATCCCACAGCCAGCTAAGAACCTGCATATCGACAATCAATGCCACCTTAGTCATATCCAGAGTCTCGAGACAGTCCTTGCATATCGCAAACCTCGCTATAGTATTATGATTGCTCCTGATCCAAAAGTGCGTCCCTAATTCATTCTGGACCAAAATCTTATGTACCTGCCCGTCAATTACCTTTTCCTTATATTCCCAAATCGTTTTGCTGCACAACGGGCATGGACCAATAAATAATCTTTTCACTATCCCTCCCTCGATCGATGCGTAGCCTTTAGCGGTGTTACGTACGGTGTAAAGTTATAGACCCGCCACGGCCTTTGTGTTACTGTATCCCCGAATAATTTAATTTGCAATACCTTGCCCACCCTATCGATGTGCACGCTTGTATCCATCGGCTGGTCCGCGCTCCAGCTGTCCACATCCCATTCAGCTGAGTCCCATAATGCCAGCCCGCTCGCCCCGCGGGACAGCGCTATTTCCTTTACGCTCGAGGTACCCTGGTCCTTCTCCATAATAAACTCCGCATACATCGAGTATGTCCCTTTGTATTCCACCGAAAGCGGTAATACCCTGAATTTCTTTTCCAGCGTCGGGTCGCCAAATGAATACGGCTTACTCAGCCAATATCCATTGTTTGGTATAGCCGTGCCGGCATCATCGGTGCCTGAGTCCTCCTTATTGGCAAACCCCGTATAATCCCCGGAATAAAGATACGGCACTCCGCTTACAAATGCCTCCCAGAGCGTATGGCAGGTGCGCGAATATACCCACCAGGGATATTGCAGCTGTCCTTTTTTGTCCCGGTAAGGATGGAGATAATCCAATACTAAGGTCCGGTTATGTGTACTATTGGCTGAGCCGTAAGTAATGGTCCACCAGCAATGCCCTAATTTACGGTTGATTCCGGAATCAACATACTGCAAGCGCGATTGACTGCAAGCGCGAAGAAATGGTTGTATTAGATCTGCGATAGGGCGAAGTACATTCCCCGAAAGCATATAAAAGTTACTGTCCGGCGCCAGCCATACCACCTGGCCCGTAGGCAGCGTCTGGATACTCCAGTGGCTTTCCGTGCCTATCCCGCCCTCAATCGTCAACTTCTGAAATTTAGAGGCCCCGGCCCCGGGACGAAACATTGTCCGTATTACGGACCATCTCTTGAAGGCAAGCATATCATCCCCGCTTTTGCCCATGCCGCGCACATAGTCCCCGGGGTCGTTCTCATCGAAGCGCAGGTAAGAAGAATACCCACTCTCCGCATTATCGATAGTGGTGTTATAATATACGTCGCAGGAGTTTGGCTGATGCAGCCAGTAATACCTCTGCCATTCAATCGCAAAGTCGGCCGTAATGATAGTCCCTGCCAGGGTCGCCGCGCTGCCGGATCCTGTATATTTATATGCCCTGGGGATATCGGCGTGTACCCCTACCATAATCAGGGCGCCGGCATTATCCCGGGCATTGAAAAAAGACCAATGCTTATCATCATCCGTTGTCCCCATGCTTGAGAATAGCTCTTCAGTAGTTCCGGCCGTAGCCACCAGATACCACTTAGCGTCATTGGTGGCCATCACATTATAATTAGTCCCGGCCGCTTTAAACTGCCACCCTCCGGTTACAACAGCCGTGGCGGATACGCTGGTTGTATTAAGCCTGGCCATACCGTTGCGGGTCGCAAGACCGCCCAGGGGCGATGAATATACGTCCAGACAATCCTCTGCTGCGCCTTCTAACATCATTTCCGGCGCAGAGGCCTTGTCCAGGCCCATGAAATTTAGCTTTTGAGTAAAGGGAAATCCTTTGAATGGCATTTAATAACCCCTGTCTTTACGAGATTTGTAACCCGTAGTCTGAGTCTCGATATCTATTCTCTGCCTTATATGCCCCGGAAGGTTTGAATCCGCGTTTCTTCCGCGCCCCTCTTTGTTTGGAACCCAGTAAATCCATCAGTCCCGGGATGCGTCGCGTGGGATCGCCCCATAGCTGCTTATCGCATAATGCCACTAAACCAGCATCGCCTTGAACAACTGCATAGGCCTTCGATACCCAATACTTGAAGGCGCTGTAACAATCTAATGTAATAACTATCCGCGTTGCGTCCCCGGACGATTCCTCGGATACATCTGTCCAATTCAGGGCACAGTCTCCTTCAAAGGTATAGGTATTGTCCGGGCTGTAATAAAAACGGCCCCGGGGATATCCGTTAGAATCTAATCCACGCAATATGAGCGCATAGGGCGTCCCCTGGAACTCAGGGTCCTCTACTGCTTCATACCAGGATAAAGCCTTTTCCTCAATAGGTGAATAGCCGTCATTGCTGTCTTTTACCTTGCAGGCTAATAGGCGCTGTAATCCCAGAGGCAACTTTCCGTCTCCGGAATACTCTTCTACACCCCGGGATAAGGTAAAGGTTACCGTTGTATGCAGAAATGCCCAGTCCCTAAATTGGCAGAAACCCGGGCCTTCTTCATTGATCGTCCGTCTAAGTTTTGTCTTGGCGTCTGGAGAAGAATCCCCGACGATATCACCGCAAGCAGTTACCAGCGATCCTCGTAATATCCCTAACATAGGTTCACTCCTTATTTTTCAATATCTATTCTCGGCAATGTGGGAAACTTTATCATCGGTTCACCTGTAATCTTTGTTCCGTCTGGCCACTCAGCAGATCCGATGCCTTTAATCTCCAATGTGCCGTCATCGTAGCGCTTTGCTATGGTGGAACAAGAAATGCTTGACAATGCCAACAAGAGTGTTATACTAATTAAAAAGGAAGATGTATGTTTACTAAAAGATGTATTTGTATTGTATGTAAAAAGAGTTTTCTGCCTAAGCGTAAAGATTGTTCTGGAAAATATTGTTCTCCAAAATGTTATCACAAAATTCCTGTTTGGAATAAAGGACTTACTAAAGAAATGGATGAACGAGTTAAAAAATATGGAAAGAGCGGTTCTAAAACTAAAAAAGGTATGTGGTTTAGAGAGAATAATCCTCGGTGGAAAGGTGGAAAGAGTAAACATACAGAAGGTTATATTCTTATCCTCAAACCTAATCATCCATTTTGTGATAGCAGAGGCTATGTTTTTGAACATCGACTTATGATGGAAAAAAAGATAGGGCGTTACCTTAAACCCAAAGAACGAGTTCATCATCTTAATGGGATTAAAAATGATAACCGTCCTGAGAATCTTATTTATTTTCCGGATGAAAGCAAACATCAAAGATTTCATAATACCCAATAGTAATATACTAAAGAGTAAGCATCTAAAACTTCTTCCTGTATTCCGCATATTTACCATCCTTTCCTATAGGGGTTTTCTTAGTTATCCTAACGTGTTTAACTATCCAACGTAGAATTTTCTTTACTCGATTGTCCCTTCCCATACTACCTCGAATTGTGCGCTCGCTACGAAATGTGCGGGCATTACCTTGTTTGCCGGCATAGGAAAACAGCGGGGATAAAACTCCTTGAAGTCTGCCGCTACTCCTTCACTGCAGAACCATAACCGGTTATTCTGCCTGACCCATTTAAACATAAAGGCCAGGACTCCGAATATATCATAGCGGGTATTACACTTGGTTGCATGCAGCCAAGCTATCTTTGCCCGGCCCCACTGTTCGTAATGCTCGTCTTTATATTGAAGGATTTTAACATACCTGCCCCTATGGTCCTTGTGCAGGTCTATCAACTTCACCTTCGGGAAAACGATATGGATACTATAACGAACGTCTTTATGCTTTATGCCAACTATCTCTACGTGTGTATATTGAGCATATTTTGGTAGAAAACCCGCGGCAAATTGTTTCTTGTAAATGAGATTATTAAAGATGCTGCCGTTATTTCTGTAGGCTACAACATACCCAGTCTTTGGAATCTCAATAGGCGGTTTGCTCATTTCTTCTTACCCCCCCCCACAGCTTATTCATCCGGATACAACACCAGATTATACCAAACAAGAATATGGCTATAGCAAGCCAGTATAGGTTCATCGGTCTGTCTTTCTAACTCGTTTATACAACAAAAATAACTCATCCAGGAGCTTGAAAAGATTATCCCAGAGTAACACTATATCAATGCCCTCTGCCTTATTCTCTGACAGTCGCTTCTGTTCTACGATGTCCCTTTTCTTTATATCTGTCTCTATTGCTATCCTTATCTTTTTTATATCGTGTAAGATTTCCTGACAACTTCGTTTTTCAAAGATAGCCTTGTGTTGTTCTTTCATTGTATATATACCCTCGCTATTAAATGCACAATGGCGATAATCAAACCGACTACCAAAGACGATAAGATTGCGATTAGCTTTGTATTGACTGAGCCGAGCTTCTTATAGATAGATTGCAGGTGATTATCTTTAATATCCTTTATATCATCTTTGATGTTTATAATCTCTGTCTCTACACTTGCCAGCCTTTGAAGTTCAGCTCCGTTCATTCTTAGCCTCCAATTTCTCTAAGTTCCTTATAAGCTCCTGATACTGCTCCCATATCTCCGGCATATCTTTGCCTCGGTTAATCATAAGCCCTAATGTGAAAGTTCTGTTTCTTATCAGGTGGTCGCATTCGTTTATAAACTCTCTGTCAAGTTGCGCTCTTGCCTGGTCAATCAATCCCTCTATGCGCAGTAGTTTCTCCCGTATTACTCGTCGGGCTACTGAGGTGTTGGTGCCGTAGTTATTAAGGGCTATGTCTACCATAATCAATTCACCACGTATTGTAAGTAGTAACTGTGTATTCTCGGTATAGTTTATGGTGTTCGCTATTGGACTTGAGGCTCCACCGGTCCCTGCGTATTTACCTAATCCAGTCTTGCGATGTTTTAATCCTTGTGCCCTGTGTAACAATCTCCAGCGACGGTTATGGTCTTGCTTAGTGCTATTGTTCCACTTATGATAACGCTGGCCAGAGGCCATCTTTTTTCAACTCATCCAATATCAGGTTTCCTAATCTACAATACCCATTTAGATGTCTTTCTAACTTACTCCTTCCCTCTGGCGGTAGGCTCATAACAAAGTCAGCAACATCCTGCATCCCCTGAAAGGAATTCAATACCTTCTTAGTAATAGGAGCTACCATAGTGAGCCTCCTTATCTGCGAATTGCTGGGGGGTGTTCATTATAACCCACCTAATATTTGAGAAGGATATGATAAAATTGTTTCTGCTGTTTGTTGTCCTCCGCTTGTATCGTCATCATCACCTGTGCCGTCATTTCCATTTGTTGAAAAATCTCTATATATTGTTCCAGCCAGATTTGTTCCTACAGGGTGGTCGTCCAATAGCCAAGAACCTTTATTGTCTGAAAAACCAACACCTAAGCCTTTTAATCTTGCACCAAAGAGATTTGCCCTTTCATCGGCATTTACTACCCGATTAAAGCAATGAGCTTCAGTAATTTCCCCATTAAAATTTCTGTTATCATCAGTTATTCTTCCGCCGATTGAGGAAGAACCATCCCCTGCTACGGCAGCACCACTACCTTCAATAGTTTCACCTACATTATAGCTCACTTCTGAATTATTAACGTATATATGGATACCTGACGAATTTACAGAACCGTCCCCGGTTACCAAAACATGGTAATCTGTACCTGCAGAAATAACACCATTTTCAGATTGTCTAAAAACATTAGAAGTAGCAAAAAGTCCTGTAAATGCTATTGCACCCGTTGCCCTTAGCCAAAATATAACCCCTCCTAAAGCTGCATCTCCAGATTGATGTTGAGTAAACATATATTGGTTTGCGTTATCTACATCAGAGTTTATCCGCTCTGAAATTGTAATCGCTTGTCCTGCGAAATCAAAGACTCCTGCTATATCTACTCTGTCATCAGTGCCATCAAAATCCACCCCTGCCCAACAATTACCTGCCAGCAGTAAACTTAATGATATAACGGCACAACTTTTTAAGAAACACTTTAGCATCTGCCAAACTCCCTCTTGTGGTATTTGGTCAAGGTTCTAAATAAAGCTCTGTCTACTTGAAGTATATTAGGCTTTCCTTGAATAACAGAAGGGTCAACAGAATACCACTTGTCTACAATCATCCCTGCGACTATTAGATTGTTAGGTTCGGACTGGACATATTCTGGCATTTTACTCCCTCGGTATTTTTAATCTAACCTGAACTAAACGAGCATCAGAAGTTAAATCGTCTGCGGCATTGGATATATCTCTAAAAAATTGCATTGTAACATTATCCCCTGCTGCTGCACTATCAAGATTAGACATTGTGATAGTAGTTACCATAAGCCTTGTAGCCTCAGTTTCATTGACATCTTCGGTGGCTACATTAGCAGTATCAACTGCCTGTTCCTCCATATCATCTGCATCGCCTTCAGAAGTAGCGGAAACAGCTATAGCCCAAGCAACACCTTCATTTGGCCCTACATCATTAGCATACCAATAAACAACTGCCTCCCAGTCTCCGGAAGCCATATCAGAGGGAGCAGAAAGAGTCCAATAGATTATCTCATCAGAAGAAGCATCAAAATCCGCCACTCTAAATCTTGGTGTGCCTGTGCCTGTGGACTCTACAATTGTTATTGCTGGAGGGCTATCATCATCTAATATTGCACTTGAGGAAAGGAGAGTATATTCTCGGTAACTTGCGCCTGCGCCTGCTGTCTCCCAAGACAAGCCGTTTGCCCCATTAGTAGTCAAGACATTAGTGGCTGAACCATCTGCTACCGGCCAGTTATAGGCCACTCCATTGAAGTGGGTGGAACCTCCGACGGTTAAATCCGTAGTCATCGAAGCCGCACCAGTAACCGTCAAAGCGCCAGAAGCAATTGTGCTTGAGAAAGTATGCGCACTATCCCACGTTGCGGCGTCCTCCTCATTTACTAAAGTCTTGTCCCCAATCTGAGTCTGTAATTCTGAGAAGTCGTCCAGTTCTGTTTCGTAGAGCAAGGCTGCCGTATCTGATAATCCTGTAGAGGCTATGGCTATATTTGCTGAGCCATCGAAGCTCACTCCTGCAATCGTCCGGGCCGTCTCAAGGATGGTAGCGTCAGCAGCTGTGCCGGTTAAGTCACCTGTAACGTCTCCGGTTATAGTGCCTACTACTTGAAGTGCTGTGGCAGGCGTCGATGTCCCAATACCAACATTACCTGCAGCTTTTATTATCATATAAGGGTTAAAAAAATCACCAAATCGAACATCAACATAAGTGTTAAAATCATTGTAATATCCAAAATATTGTGTTCCTTTAGAAGCATAAATCATACTCCCGCCACTATCGGCTCTTATCTGTGATTGTATAGTATCATTAAATGTGAAAGTTAATCCTGATTGGTTTCCTCCAGGATTATTCATTTTTAAGATTGGATTAGTAAGACTTGTATTGGCACTTGGATAATTGACTGTCAAAGGCGAAGATGGCGCAGTTGTCCCCACCCCAACCCTATCATTCACACTATCCACATAAAGCGTGCCACTGTCGATGTTCATATTCTCACTACCGAAGATGGTGCCGTTGATAGTTAAATCGGATGTAGCTTGAATTTCACCAACCACATCTAACTCAACAGCAGGGGCGCTTGTCCCAATTCCCAGAGTGTTTATATTGAGATTCCCGCTCTCATCCCAGATGAAGTCCGTAACTGCGGCTGTCTGGATTAAGTCTTCTATTGGGTCAGTCCCTAAAGAGTTTTGCGTTCGAGTAATTTGAAGGTAAAACTTTGATACACTATTGACTGTATTTGCTACCCAGCTCGATAAGTCTGAATCTTCTAAGTCAATAACACCACTCTCCCTAAATCCTGCTGTATTGTCTACAGGCGTGATGGTAGTCCAAGAGCCAGTCCAAATCTCAAAGGTAGGCTTGATCCCGGGATTAGATGCCCCCGTGTCTAATATAACTTCGACCTCCATAAACACTGCGTCTGCACCGATATAGATAGCGTCATTATCGGCATCAAATATCGTTACATCTGTAGCAGATGAGCCGAAAGCAACTGTTGTATCTGTAAATCCCCCATCCTCATCCCAGCCTTGAGTAGGGTCAATAAAGGTTCCCGAGGCGTGATGGATTACTTCTGCAATTTCTGGCTCAATGTGAATGCCGTGAACCTCAGCACTCCCTACGCCTGTCTTATCTAATTCTAACAACCTAATGACTCCGCCTGAAGAATTGACAGTATCCCCTACAATATCTAAGCCTATAACTGTTTCTCCTGCGGCGAGGGCTGTTGCTTTTAAGTCAATGTGCATACCTTGAGTATTAGGGACACTATTAGCGTCTACATCAAGAAATAAGCACCTTGTATTAAGTGTAGAGGCTTCAGGAGTATGATTTATCCGTATTACACCTACAGTAACTTCTCTTGGATTAGTGCGCCCATCTATCGTGATGTTATCGTCAGCGGGAAGATTGATATTCATTCCGCCTGCAACTACTAATTTAGCATCAGGCGTCGTAGTTCCTATACCTACATTACCATAGCTTGTTGCCAAGACGGTGCTACCAGTTACAGTTAGGTCCTGGGCGATGTTGACGTCCCCATTTACGTCCAATTTGGCTGTGGGGGCCGTCGTACCAATGCCGACGTTGCCATCATTGTTAATCCTCATCCTGTCGTAGTAAGAGCCACCTGTCTTAGTCCTGAAGAACAGGTAGCCGTTATCGTCTATGCCAGAGGTAAGACCGAGAGCGTTCTCTACAGCAGCGTCACCGTAAGCAGAACCAAAGGCACCCACACCGCCATAGAAGACGCTCTCATTCCAGAATTGAAGCTCGCCCCTGCCTCCTGAGTTTGTCCAGTTTAACTCAAGGCCAGGGTGAAGGGGGTCGTGGATGTCTATGAGTTGATTAGGGGTGTAAGGGTAGAAGTCGTCAGTGAAGATGATAGAGTTGGCAAGGGTAAGGTCAGAACTAAATTGTGCCTCGCCAGTTACCTGTAGATAGATAGGCGCAGTAGAGTCGGTGCCTCCGATGGCCACGTTGTCGGTAGCTGATTCGTCAGGGTGTAAGACTGTGCCGGTATCAGTCCATTGGCCAGCCGCGCCTCCGCCTGCAGTAATTTGCGAGGTGCCATCGGGGAAGAAAAGGGCGGTGCCTGCTCCCATAGTAAGATCAGAGGAGAGGGCGGTTGTGCCGCCTACGGTGAGGTTGCCGGAGATACCGGTATCACCACCGATATATAGTTCTACTCCGTCAGGGGCTCCTTCTATAATACCTAAAGCCTCCGTTATAGGATTATCCAGGCCTGTATCAACAGTATAAGTCTGGTCCCCATCATCGGTAACCTCTTTATCTCCAAATGTCAATTCATGCGGATATCCGGAAGGGCTGCCTGTACCATCGGTAATCTTTATCCGTTTAGATGGAAACCCTAGAGCAGCAAGAATCATCCAGGCAAAAAGCAATAGGAGTACTTTTGATATTGTCTGTCTCATTTTTTGGCTCGTTTATCTAACTCCTTGGCGCGTGCATCAATGTTGGCTTCTCGGGTATCAAGGTTAATCTCTTTGATTATGTTCTTTCTCTTCGCTTTTTCAATATCCGAATCTGACTGTGCTTGCTTAAAAGCTAAATCGTCCTTTTCAGCAGTTAGATTCTTTTCTTTATCGTCTAAGTCTTTGGTTCGTTTATTCAACTCCTGGGTACATGTATCTGCCTTAATTGCCCTACTATTAAGTTCAGCCTCGCGGGCATCCAGATCCGCCTCCTTTTTATCGGCTGCTTCTTCCCGCTCGGTACATTTCTGTTCGCGTTCTTTTATCTTTTGTCTCTCTTGTCTTTGCTTAACATATTCCTCTTGGATGCCTTTTGACGCCTCGGTATTCTCTTGAGTAACGGCTGCCGCCTGGATCTGTTGTACGTCTACCTCCTTTTGTCTCTGCTTTACATGGGATATATCCAGCGCATTCTTCTCAGCGTCTTGCTTGTTCTGCTCCTCCTGCTTTTCAGCCTTCATCTCTCTATGAAAAAGGCTCTCATATCTCTTTTTAAGATCATCGTCGTTTGCCGCTTGTTGTATTCCCTTCTGATGCTGGCGCTTCTCTGTGGCCGCTATATTCTTCTCGCGCTGGGAGCTTTCCTGGTCCTTCGCCTCGGCCCGGGCTAATTGTTGATCTACTATGCGTCCGGTATTCTCCTTATGCCGGTCAATCTCGGCAAGGGACGCTTGTTTCTTCTGCTCTATTTCTGCTAACTTCTTTTCATATTCTACTTGAAGTTGGGCGTATTCCTTTTTGGCTTCATTAAGAGCAGCGAGCTCTGCGGTTGCTTTAACAATCTTGTCCTGAATAAGACATAGTTCTTCTTCTCCCGCTGCCTTATCGCGAATTAACTGTTCATAACTTTGCACAAAACTTTTCTTATCCAGCATCTTCTAACCTCCAAACTTAATCATGCCCCTTCGCCCTATGGAATCCTAATAGTTTAATCGCCGCACTTTGTCCGGAAGCATTAGTAAAAAAGATATTGCTAACTTCAATCTCTGTGCGCAAATGGAATGGACTTTCATACTCCCTTATAGAAATTACGGGATTGCTCGCGGAATTTAATTTAATACTGATATCCTTATTCGTGCGGATAAATACCGAAGTCCAGATTGAGAGATTGGCAAAGGCGGCCGCTTGCCCGGCGTCCAAGTCGTAGTCACTCTGGCCATTTGCCAGGTTAAACTCTACGCTATCATAGAGCTGATTAAGAGGAAACTCTACCTTGTGCGCTGCCCCGCGGTGCTGGTATCGCGTATTCTCTGACATCTATTTACCTCTTTCCCTTACCCTTCTTTTTAAGTTCCTTTTCGCGGGTATCCAAGTCCTTCTCTTTTACTGCGACTGCCTTCTCCCTGTCCTCTATTTCTATCTCGCGGGTAAGCAACTCTTCCTCTTTCTGCTTCTGCTCATCCGTGGTTCCCTGGGATACTTGCGTGCCTGGCGGTAAACAAGGGAGAAACATATCTGTCCCTTTTGCCTGAATCACCATCCCTGCTAATCTATCAGGAACTTCGCACATCCAATTGTTTTCAGGACCCCAATACTTTTTTTCGTGCTCATAATCCTCTACTACTCCCCCGCCATACCTTGGTCCTACATATTTCAACCACATCCCAATACCTCCTTTGTTTTCTGAGTTAATATATAATAATGCCCTAACATAACCATCAATGTAGGACTAATTTTCGGATTCCGGAAATGGGCCTGAACAGTAAGCGAAACAGCAAACACCAATAAGGCTACGCTTAACAGACGCAGATCCCAACTTTTTGGGGCAAACTTATATCTCTGAACCAACTCATAGAAGATATACCCAAGGATCACTGCTGCCAATACCGCTCCCACCTCCCATCCAAACTCTAAATATTCGTTTTTGGCAGTAAAAGCTCCCTCAGGGGCCTTCGAGGTTACCTCGATACATCTACCCAGTCCTCCTCCGGACAAGGGACGCTGTAAGGCCCCCTTGGCTACCTCCTGCCACAATTCTACCCGGTAGGCAAGTTTATGCTCAAAGCTATAAGTTTGCCTGAAACAACCCACAATACAAATCCCCACTGCCGCAACAGTCAACAGGGGATAGAATGCCTTGCGTACAGTAAGCAGCAATCCCGCTGCCAACCCGCAAAGGATACCTGTCCAGCTCTGCAGAAACACCGCTGTAAAGGCAAAGGGTATCAAGAACCCCTTCCCTCTTACATAATGCGCCATCAAAGGCGTAGTCAGGATCAAATACCCTGCCAGGTCGCTATTGTTAACAAAGAACCCAGCCGGCAAGCCGTGATATGTGAAAATAGGATTATATCCATAGTAAGTACATATAGAATAAGCAATGTTCAGACAGATAACCACTCCAGCTGCCCGGTAAAGCCAGTGGATATCCTGTGCATAAGTCAATACTAAGTAGAATATGACTATACAGAAAAAGACATTAAGAAGGCCGTGCATCGATAAGGGATGGTATGCCGAATAGACTTTAGCGATTAAGAATAGCAGAAGGATTAAAGGCCACTTAGGTAGGATGTGTCTCTGTGGCTTACAGAAAAGAAAAGACAAGCATGCCAGGGCCATTGTCCCAAACATCAGGAAACGGTCGGCATACTGGTAGATATCCTCTCCCGCGCAATAACAAAGGGGAGAGAAAACTAAAAATATGAATAGGAGTTTATCGAACATAGTTTTGAAAGAGTCGGTAGAGGAACCTCGAAAAGAGACTCCTCTACCTAAACTCTATCCTCCTATCCTATTCGCCCTGGTCTTCGATGCGGTATCCAAGATGATAAGGTGCGCTTGTATTGGAAGCATGAACATAGATACCGGTTTCAAACTCTATCGGTGCGCCACGATAAACAATCGTACCATTTACTGCAGAACCCTTTATATCTAATTTGCAGTTGGTATGATTACCTCGAGAAGTACCGTCGTATATCTCAATAAAATCATCGCTGAGATATGATACTCTGAAAGGCCTGCCCACCGAAGAGTACGCATATACACCACCGGGAAAGTCAAGCGGTGGACCCTCATAAGAAGCCGTCGCGGTAGCAACGCCGCCCTCAACGTCTATCTTACAATTAGTCTTATCGCCCCTGGCGGTACCACTGTATAACTCGACATAGTCTCCTCCGGCAGCAATTATCGAAACGCTAAGTCCAGTTACTACAACTGGTCCGCTAACAACCTGCGCACTGCCACTACCATTGGCAACAGCATTACCCGACATAGGAGTAAATGTCACGCTGGTTAATACACAAGCGCCAGTATACGCCGCTACACTGGTGGAATCACTGTCAACCGTATGGCTTCCTTCGTATAAACCGCCAATCGGACCTACCTGAGCGGTATTGCCGCTGGAAATATCAGACAGAGCATTTACCAAACCCTTAACAACGGTATTATCATGCAAGTCTATTCCATCGGCATTGTCCGGGTCCGAATCGACCGCATACAAAGGAGTCGTAAACAACACCAGCCCCACAATAAGCAGGGGCAGGAGTATTGTAAAACTTTTGAGCAACTTCATTGAATCCTCCTTGATTTTACCTGCTTATTAGTTAAACATTACCCGGGTTTTTGGAGTAGGTCTTGAGCAGACGCACGTTAGGATATCTGCCGCTCCTTTTATCCTGTTTCAGGCCCATGCCCCAATACCCCTTAATACCGAGACCTATATCCGCCCCGTAATCTTCCTTATCACCTATCGGCTGTGGCTCTTTACCCCAGCCGAAGAACAAGGCCTCCGCGCCAAAGGCAACAGCCGTTGCCACATTGCGCTGAGTAATCGCCTTATTCACATGCTGCACAGCCGTAGATCCAACACTATTGATAGTCACTCCTCTTGTGCAGCCGGTAAAGGTTAAGTTAGTCTTTGCCGTATAGGTGATAAACTCATCCTCTATCTGCAAAGTGCCAGTAGAATCGAAGAAACGAGTTAGATTCTCTTTAGCGTCCGAGCCTACGGTAATCACCGGCGCCCCTGATGCCAATGTACCATAAATTTGACATTCAGGTCGCAGAGGTGTTCCCATACCTTCAGCGCCGGCCATTCCAGAGAAAAGATATACTATCATACCACCAAACTTACCGAATGCCCTGGTAAGCAGAGGAGACTTCTTCCCGTGCCCCATAAAGGCCTCACCTTGGGCATTGTGCCAAACGGTATTGGCCTTTAGGTTATGGCTATCTACGCCCGAAATCATACAACCAAAGATCGGTAACTCTTCGCCATTGTCCTCTATTACGGCAATGGGCAAAGCCCCCTGGCGATATAATCCCAACCACAGCAAATCAATTTCGGTTGTGCCAAACTTATCCGCGGTGACCAACGCATCTTCTGATGTCCTGCTATTGGCATAATCAACCTGACTCGTTGCGGTCAGCATAGACTCTAAAATCTGATGGCTTATCTCACGGTTGGCCCATACTTTCAGCAATTCACCGGCTGTCTTAACCTCATCGAAGTTAGCCTGCAGTGTGGACTTCTCCGTGATACCGACTGCATTTCTGTACAGCTCCGGCGTAATGCAGAAAACACCGGTCCTCAGCTTTGTTTCATTACCCTTTAAGGTACTCTCGCCCGATACACCCCCAGAATACAGCTGCGCAATGGTGTTAAAAACCACATTGTTAGTCTTATCCCCTTTTGGCGCAAACAGATTCTTGGTGATAATAGGCATCCGGGAGTTTTCCTTGCCCATGAATTTCTTCATGGGGCTGCGGTCCACTCCATCCAGCAAAATACCAGCCGCCCATTTATCCGGTATAGCATTATCGACGTCGGTAATGCCGGTAACATTGATATCAGCTACCACACCGCGAGAGCTTAAAATTGGACTTAAAAGGAAAAGAAACAGCTTGCGTAATTTATCCACTTTTAAACCTCCCTTTTACGTTTTTTTGTCCAACTCTGTACGTTGATGTTCCTCACGCTGTTTGGGAGTCATGTCTATAAAGTCCGTCATAGAGACTTCACCTTTAGGAAGTGTGCTTTTACCTTTGCCTCCGCCTTGGCCGGCGCCAACTCGGGAAAGGATGCGCTTATTTTCTTTTCCTTCCTTCTTGCCGGCTGCCTTAGCAGCTGCAAGCGCCTGCGGTTGGATACCTAATTCCAACGCGGCTTCATGTGTGGCAAACAACTGGCCTCTTGGGTGTTGCTGGTAATCATCGCTCGCCTCATATATTGCCGCTGCGCGTTTATATAAAGGTGTACCACCCTCAGGAAAACCATCACTATCAGGATTCGCGTCCGGATAAATCTTGGCAACGAATTTCTCGCAGTCAATCTCCTTACGCCGGAAGGAAATAGCCTCATTAGCCACCTTCTCCCGACCTGCGATACCATCATCCACCAAGTCCTGGGCAAGGAGAGATATCGTTTCAACAAACTTATTAGAACCCTCCTCGTTGTTGAAAAACTTAGCAAGACCCTTGCGGTGTTCGTCGGTAAAGCGCCTCTTGCGCTCTGTGCCCTCGGGCTTTTTGTCCATCTCAAATTTGACAAAGCTTCCCTGGCCATCATAACGAGGTTTAAGCCCCATGTTACCAAACCACTTGGTCATTGCTGCTAAGTTCATTTCCTTCGGCTTACTGGTA